CTAAAGTGATAGAATCCAAAGTATTTGGGTCTTGTTTAATGTTAAATAATATTTTAACTCTTATTTCATTTGCTCCTACATCTGTATTGTTATCTCTACTTAAAACTTGAATATCTCTTACTTCAACAAAAGGTAACCAAAATTCTATCTTGTCCAATATAGAATCTTGAATACCAATTAAATTTTTATCCGTAATATTTTCAAATAATAATTGTCTTAAACCTATTCCTAAATTTGGTTGAAAAAATCTTTCACCTTCTTCGGTTTGTAATAAATTTCTTATATTATTTTTTACAGCTTCAATAGTTGTTGAAGTTGTTGCAAAAAATCCATCTTGTTCAGCACCCCTACGAATTGGTAAATCAATACCAACTTTAACATTGGTATCATTGTCTTGAATAAAAGGTTTTTTTGATATATCTTTAATAGCCATTACATTAGTCCTTCAAGGTCTTCAAGTGATAAATTTACAGTTGTATTATCTCTTTGACCATCTTCATCTTCAACATCAAAATTTTCCACAGAGTCCGGGTCTTCACCAATAACCACATAACCAACACAATCCAAACCACCATTATCTTTTCCTAAATCTAATCCAGCCAAAGCAGCTCCACCTTGTAATAAAGGTCTTATGGCCTTTTCAATTTCACTCTCTAATTTATCTACAATTTCACCTATAGCTGGTATTGGTAGTTTTCTTAAAGCTTTTAAAATAGGAGCTTTATCTCCTAACAATGTTTCTAATTTAATATTTACAACTTGGTCAGGTGTTTTTAAACTCTCAACCACAACGGGTGCTCTAAATTTTGTTATAGTTAAGTTAGCTTCAGACAATGTTTCAAGAATAGCTCTAGCAGTGTAGTCAGCTTCTAAATAAATAGCCGAATTTTCACTCGTATCTAATTCAATAGATTCTTGTAATGATTCTTGTAATGCATCTACTTTAGCATCAATTAATTTTTGTCTTAATCCCATTATTTATTTTCCGTATTTTTGTTTTTGTTTTTCATCAGTTTTCTGTAAAACTTCTCTATAATCTTTATTTAAAAACTGACTCATTGGGTCACTTGATGGAACAGCTTGTGGTGTATTTTTATTCATCATATCACCATATTGTTTACCCATCAATTCACTCATTCTATCAGTTGTAAATTCTTTACCACCTAATGTTTTCCAATCATCTCCATTAGCTGTTTCATTCAATACATCATTTAATACTGAATTGTTTGTAAATGATTTTTTCTCAATGATTTTTTTAGGTTGTGGTTGAGATTGAGTTGGTTTTTTCAATTCAGTTATCACTTCCTTGATAGCCATCGCAACTTCTTCTCTAACGATTTGTCTAATTATTTGTTTTGTTGTTTTTTTCTTTTTCATAATTACCTCTTATTTTTATGTATTACTTTCTATATTATGTTTAGTACTCAACATAGTTTCAATTATTGGTATTATTTCATTTTGAATTGCAACTGCTAATGGTTCTCCTCCGGGTGATATATCACCAGGAAACTTACCAACAGTAAGTGGTGTCTGAATACCTATACTTGTAAGGACCTGTAATCTACCCATAAATTCAACAATTGCTTGTAATACATCGAATAAATCATTACCTAACACCATTTGTTGCATATCTTTTCTTGAAGGATTACCGATATTAAAATTTGATGTTTGAAAAATAACACTATCCGTATTATTTACTTCATCCCCTCCAGCTGTTGTAAATGTTAAATGTCTACCAGCACCAATGTGTATATCTTTTATCGATGACATATAAATGTCATCAAGTTTTGTATTTAATGTTATTCTATCCGAATGGAATAAAATTTGATTACCATCAATACCTTTTTGTATGGTGGATACAGTTCCTGTTCCATCTTCATTAACTACTTCTTTATCTTGAAATTCTGAACCATAAAGATATATATCACTACCACCATTTAAATCAGTAAACACATCACCTATTGTATTTGATGAATTGGTTAGACTATCAACTGATAATCCAAATTCAACATCATTGTTATCATCATCAACAAGGCCATCAAAATGTTGTCTTAATGTTCCATTCGATGTTATACTGATTAAACTACCATCACTTATACTTTCAAACTTATTACTTGGATTTCTTTTATTAGATATAAACATATATGGATTATTACTACGACTTCCAATTCTTAAACTATTTCCATGCCTACCTTCAATCAATGTATCACCAGTTGTTTCAAAAATAGCATTACCATAATCTAATTCTTCTTTTCTTCTTTTAGCCATTCTATCATAAGTTACATCTCTATTAAAATTTGGCCCCTCTCCTCTTATCCCTCTTGGAGACACTTTACCCAAAGTATCATCCGAACCACCAAATGAAAATAATGGGTCAGGTCTAAATGATGGGTCATCATTCCAAGTAGCATTATTATTATCAGTATTCAGAGGACCTAAATAATATTTTATTTTACCAATAGTACACAACAATACTGGGTCTCCTTTAGATGGTACATCATTCATTGTTCTTAATAAAGGATAGTATCTATATTCTTCACCAGCACTAGCTCTTGTCTTATAGACTTTATCAGTAGCATGGGGAAGAGCTATAATTGTATTTATACTATTTGGACCATTATATCTTAAACTTTGTTCTGAATGTACAACTTCAGCACAATATCCAGGCACAAATTGTAAATAATAAGGAACACTTATAGGTTTACCAAGATTTCCTTTTGCAGTTAAATCTTCATTTGTTGTAAATAAAGAGCCCATTAATTACCCCCCAAATCAATTGTTTTGTTTTTAGTAGCCTCAAGTTTATCACTTTCTTTCTGTAAATCATTTACAGTATCTTGAAGTGTTCCCATTAATTCTTCTTTTTCCTCATCACTTAATAACATTGACTCATCAGAGTCACCCTGTGATTTAGAAATAATTCTTTGCAATACACCAGCTAATTTAACCAAGTGTTCATCATTACGAACAGCAGTGTCCATATATTCTTTTATAATAGGAGCAACCATAACCACATCATCAATCGTTGTAATGAATCCATGTATCTCTGATATTAACAAATCTATTTGAACTTTACGCTTTGTAGTGTTCTCATAGATGTCCTTTGTTAAATCTTGGAAAGTTTTTCCCTCAAATATTTCATTATTGTCTGACATAACACCTCCTATTAGATGTACTTATTCATATATAAATATTAAATTTGTAAGAAATTGTATGAAATAAAAAACCCACAATGAAGTGGGTTTAGTATTTAAAAGAATGAACTTGAGGTATTGAATAAAATTGAACCATTATTATAGTATTTATTTAATAGTTTTTTGTAGTGTTTTTTTAAAACATTAACAACTGATGTTATATGTGTTGTTTCCACATCAGTCATTTCTCTAATTAAAATGTAGATTGCTTTTTTATTGAAGTTTTCTATATCTTCTCGTGCTTTCATTAAATCTATAATAGCGTATCCAATTTTTAAATCTCTATCTTTTTTAAATATAGTGTTCATATTATTATCAAAATATTCAACGATTTCATCTGTTAAAATGGTATAATCTGACTCAGTAAATCCAGATGATTTATTTTGTCTATCTAATGCATCCATTTTATCGTGACTTTTTAATTTTTTATAATTGTTATTATTATGAAGAATCAAATAGTTTTTAGCTACAACTGAGAAATAACTAAATGCTTTAGAACCTTTGGTGTGGTCATATTTATGCATATTTACCACCATAAAGGCTACCACTTCATGTTTAATATCATTAAAACCATAATCAAAATAAGTAAACTTAAATGTGTTAATTATGTTTTCAGCTAACTTATCGAAAGCCGCATGTATTCTTGTACCATAAATTTCGTTTCTCTCACTATCACTAGATGATGAATTATAATCCACAACAGCGTCCTGAACCTCTTGACCAAAATAAACTTTTCGTTTTTTCTTTTTTACTATTTTTTTAATCTCAGCTTTTACATCATTAGTTTTCTTTTTTGGCATTTTGTGTCTCCTCTTCAAATATCCCATCAAGAGATAATTGAATTTGTTTTAATTGTTCAAAGAAAAAACCAGTCTCATCGTCTGATTCGTAATGTCCTTTAGAATCTACAAGTTTCATTTTGTCTGTTGAGAATTTAATCACTTGTTGAATTTCTAAAATCAATTCTTCATATTGTGTTATTCTTCTTAGTGAATAAAATACCAATACGGATGTAAAGATACTTATCAAGAAAAATAATATTGTTAATAACCACCACATATTATCTCCTAATTAGAAAACAATTCATCAAATTTATTTTTGAGATTGTCTACTTGTTTTTGTTCATCTTTTGTTTTTGGAACTTTTGTATTAATCGGTTCACTTGATTCCATACCTCTATTCCATTGGTCGGATTCAATATGTGTAGCCATCATATCAGCTTGATGTAATATGTAAGCCATATTGGTTCTCAATCCAAAGTCTGGATTGTAAGACATTAAATATGCTTTGTTAGCTTCATCATATAAACCATCTGTTAATTTAATTCCAATATATTCTTTATCCGTTACCTTAACACCATAATGTTGAAGTAACCACAATCCTCTATCAGGCACTTTCATATATTGAAGAGCTGGATTGTGAGTATAAATTTCATCACGATTTTTTCTATGCCAATCTGATGTTTGTGGGATATAATAGTCGTGTTCCAAATCACCAACTTTACCTAAGTCGTGATGTAAAGCAGCAAAGACTAACTCCTCATCCGTGAA